TATGTCCCAGTAGCAAAGGCAGATGATCCATGGACACAATGGGAAGCAGCACCAGTTCAGACTATGGAACAAGCAGTCGAGACGGTGAAGGCTGTCCTTGGTGGCACAGCTCCAGAGGAGTCATGCAGTCATGGTGCGCGTGTCTGGAAAACTGGAACGAGCAAAGCGGGTAAGCCTTGGGGAATGTGGAAGTGCAACCCACCTCACGGAACTTCTAACTATTGTGATCCTATTTGGTACAGCATCGCAGATGATGGTTCATGGAAACCGAGGGCTAACTAATGGGAAAACTATACTTTCAGAATCAAGATAACGAATGGGAAGAATTCCCAGACGAGGAAGCAATGGCTCACATCAGAGCTAGCGCACAGATTCTACAAGATATGGGTTGGGCTATCATTTGCGATAGCTGCAATGAACACCCAACAATTGCACAGATTAAAGAACGTTACATGAAGCAGTCATGGACTTGCAAGTGTGGCGTTATTAACTCTGCTGGACGTGCATGACACGTCACAGAAAAGACCGAGGACTGCGTACCGAGCGAGTGGTTGCAGCCTATCTATCGCAATGGTGGAGAAGCGCAGGAGTAGGTCGAGGGGCTGGAAAAGATATAACCAACGTCCCGTTCGACGTTGAGGTTAAGGCTAGGTCGGCGTTCCAGCCGTTAGAGTGGTTGCGCCAAGCGACCAAGAGAGCAGGGGGCAAAGAGCTTCCCTTCGTGGTGTGTCGTATGAATGGTCAAGGCGAAGATGCTGCAGAGTATTTAGCATTTATGCGATTTGGTGACTTGGTGCAACTACTCTTACCCCTTTACGGGGATATTCAAACCGATTCTGATAAACTTGAGCCTGAGAGATGCGCACAATGCGGATCATGGAAGTTGGTCAATGTGCCATGCAGGACGTGTAAGTAATGCCTATCTATGAGTTCGAATGCGACAACGAGTTATGCGAGGCTAATGCCCGCTATGACAAGGAGCTGAAGATCAATGAACCACATGATGTCGATTGCCCGTTCTGCGGGTCAAGTATGCGCAAGATATATAGCTCAGTTGCTGCTCACTTTAAAGGGACTGGCTTCTACTCTACAGATAAATAGTTACACACAGCCTGTGGATAACTTGGTACAAAACATCAAACTACGCTTACGACACTCCCATGTTATACACATGCTTGACATGGCTGGTACTCTAACGGCTAGAGCCTTCAAGGGCTCAGAGCGAGCCGCTACGCGGATAGCTCGCTCGGTAGCCATCGTTATTGGGATAGCTATGTCTATGCAGTCTACTGCAGTAGGAACAGGCTCAATAGATGCTTATTATGATTTACATTCATTAGCTGATTATCAATTAACAGATAAGCAATATGATTGTCATTCAGAGATAGTTCATCGAGAAAGTAGTAACCGCATCGATGCAGTTAATGGATCACACTATGGCTACTACCAGATACGCAATAGATTGCTTATAGATAGTCCTTATGACTATCAGTTCTACTTCTACTGGAAGTATGTGCAACATAGATATGGAACTACACAGTATGATGAGCCTAACTATTGTAAGGCACTACATCATCTAAGAGTTAAGGGTTGGCAATGAGCAGTAAGCGCAATGACCCTAGACTCTCAAGGAAGTATAAAGAGGTTAGACTCAAGAAGCTAGCCGAGGATGGATGGGTTTGCTTCTACTGTGGATACGAGGGCAAAGACATGACTATTGATCACATAATCCCAGTGAGTAAGGCGCCTGAGTTAGCCATTGAAAAAGAAAATATGGTTAGCTGTTGCAAGCCGTGTAACTCACGCAAAGGATCACGCTCACAGGGCGTTTTTTTAGAGTCCTTGCGTACCCCCCCTGATTTTCCTGGCTTCCTCTCCCCAACACGGTCGGAGATTCACCAAGACAGTCCGTTTACGGCCAGACCAGTACAGAATTAACCCGATGCCTGCCAAAAGAGTCACGCCACTAAAGGGGGCAACTAAGCCAAGGCTTCAGTCAATCCCGTTAAAAGGTAAGAGCAAGGTTGATGACGTAAAAGAGATTGCCAAGCTACTTAATCAGGAACTTTTGCCTTATCAGGAATATGTTTTGAAAGATATGCTGATTGTGGACAAAAATGACATGTTCATTAGAAAGCTCAATTTGTTGTTAATTAGCAGGCAAAATGGAAAGACGTTTTTAGCTCGAATGCTGATCCTTACCCACCTACTCAAGTGGAATACCGATGTGCTAATCATGTCCTCCAACCGGTCGATGGCTCTGGAGACATTTAGGCAAGTGGCTAACGCTCTGGAAAACAATGACCACCTCAAGGGCATGGTTAAGCAAATCCGTCACGCCAATGGAACGGAATCCATCGAGATGTTGTCAGGGGCTCGAATGGATGTTGTCGCGGCAACTAGAGACGGTTCCAGAGGCAGAAGCATAAATGGATTGCTCTATATCGATGAGGTACGCGAAATCTCTGAAGAGGGCTACCGCGCCGCTATTCCTGTGACCAGGGCTCACCCCAACAGCATGACACTTTTAACATCCAATGCCGGTGATGCATTCTCAGTTGTGCTGAATAATTTGAGAAGCAGGGCCCTTGATAACCCGCCTAAGTCTTTTGGGTTTTACGAATACTCGGCTCCCCAATACTGCAAGATCACTGACAGGGTAAACGCATGGGTGCCAAGTAATCCGGCACTCGGCTACACCATCACCGAAAGCGCACTGGAGGAAGCAATTGCTACTAGCCCGATTGAAAATACAAGAACTGAGACTCTTTGCCAATGGATTGATTCTCTCAGCTCTCCTTGGCCTCACGGAATTCTTGAGGACACTTCCGACTCCTCGCTCACGATTCCGCCAGGTGGTTATACAGTCTTTGCTTTCGATGTGTCTCCATCTCGCCGCAACGCGAGCCTCGTTGCTGGTCAAATATTGCCTGACGGTAGAATCGGCGTTGGCATCTTACAAACATGGGAAAGCCAAGTAAGCGTGGACGATCTCAGGATTGCGGCTGACGTGAAAGGATGGGCAGATCAATATAGACCGAAGCAAATTTGCTTTGACAAATATACTAGCCAGTCAATTGCGGATCGTTTGTCTAATGCCGGACAAATAACGCTCGACATATCAGGTGCTGCGTTTTATCAGGCTTGCGGGGATTTGCTCGACAGTCTGGTTAATCTTCGGCTTGTTCATTCGGGTCAGGAAAATTGGGTGCAACAGATGAACAACTGTGCAGCTAAGACCAATGACTCTTCCTGGAGAATTGTAAAAAGAAAATCAGCGGGCGACGTGTCCGGTGCAATCAGCACTGCCATGGTCGTACATCAATTAACGAAACCACAACAGGTAGCGGCAATCTATACGGAATGACCTATATGTAGTGTATAATTGCGACCTATGGGTCTCTTTTCGCGTAAGCCACAAATCTTGGAAGCGCAAGCCGCTCCACAACTAATGACCGATGGCTTTTACGGTTACAACCAATATTATCCAACAGCAGTAAGCCGCAACATGGCCCTTAGCGTCCCAGCCATCAAAAGATGCAGAGACCTTATCGCGGGAACAATCGCGGCCATCCCGCTGGAGTATTACAAGAAATCTACAGGAGAACACATTGCTTCTCCTCGCTGGGTAGAGCAACCTTCTAAGAGCCAGCCACGTTTTGAAACTTTGTATTACACACTTGATGCGTTACTTATGTACGGAATTTCATATTGGCGCATTACTGAGGTGTACCAGGAAGATAATCGCATGGCGAATGCCGAATGGATTGGCAATGGTCGTGTCAGCTTTGAAACTGATCCACTAAGTCACTACGTCACACAATATTACGTCGATGGAATTCCTGTTCCAATGTCAGGTCTCGGATCACTTATTACTTTCCAAAAGGATGAGGGCATTCTTGCTGTAGGCGCTCGTACAATTCAAGCTGCTGTAGATGTGCAGAAAGCTGCTGCTGTTGCAGCCGCAACCCCAATGGCAACAACAATTCTCAAAAACTCTGGAGCAGACCTTCCTCCTAACGAAGTGTCTGGCCTTCTCTCTGCATGGAAGAACGCACGACGTAACGGATCAACTGCTTACTTAACATCTACTCTCGATGCGCAAAATCTTGGCTTCTCACCTCGCGAAATGCTCTACAACGAGGCTATACAAAACCTTGCCACGGAATGCGCAAGACTTTGCTCAGTAGATCCTTATTATGTGAGTGCTTCGATGAATCAAAGTATGACGTACTCGAATATAACTGATGAAAGAAAGCAAATGGTTGCTTTCACTTTACAGCCTTTTATTTCTGCGATTGAGTCACGCCTTTCAATGAATGACGTTTCAACCGATGGACATTATGTAAAATTTGCATTAGACGATTCATTCTTACGCACTGAGCCAATGGAGCGACTCCTTGTTTTGGAGAAGATGCTTTCGCTCGGCTTGATTACAACTGAACAGGCAATGGAAATGGAAGATCTATCTCCTAACGGAAACGAGAACTAAATGGAAACCCTTTATATCGAAGCATCATCTATTGAGTGCAGCGAAGAACGTCGCGAAATTTCTGGCCTTATTGTGCCAATGGGAACAGGCGAAGTCGGTCACACAAATCTTGGCGGCGCAGTATTTGAGGCCGGCTCAATCGACATTACAGATATTTCTAAAATCAAGCTACTCAGTCAGCATCAAATTTCTAAGCCTGTAGGACGAATGACCTCAGCTGAGATTCGCCCTGAAGGAATTTTTGCGACCTTTAAGCTTTCACGTTCAACAGGTGGTAATGACGCACTTATTCAGGCTCAAGAAGGGCTTGTAAGTGGCTTAAGCATCGGCGCAGAAATCCTTGCATCAAAGCCATCGCGCAACGGTCACATGGTTGTGACATCTGCAAAACTAAAAGAAGTTTCTCTCGTAACTGAACCAGCATTTAAGTCTGCTCAGGTGCTAGAGATCGCGGCAGAGGAATCACTCCCTGTCGAAGAAACACTACCAACAGAAAGCGAGACAGTCGTGGAAGAAACCACTCCGGTCGAAGCAACACCAGTAGAAGCTGCGGCTGTAGAAGCTGCTCGCCCTACAATTACAGCAATGGCATACACAACGCCACGCATCGATACAAACCCAGCAGTTTACCTAGAGAACTCAATCCGCGCACAGCTCGGTGATGAGTCAGCTCGTCAGTACCTTGCTGCTGCATCTGATACAACAACAACTGAAGTTGCTGGTCTTGTACCAACACGTCAGCTCACAGAAATCATCAACAACAAGTCAACAGCTGGTCGTCCATCTATTGACGCAATTTCAACAGGCACACTTCCAGACGCAGGATTTAAGTTCCAGATTCCTCGCGTTAAGGCTGTCCCTACAGTTGCAGAAGCAGCACAAAAGGGTGCATTCTCAGATACTCAGGTTGAGATTGAATATTTGGATGTGGACGTCAAAAAGTACGCCGGCATGCAGCTATTCGACGTAGAAGTTCTTGACAGAACTAGCCCAGCGTTCTTCGCAGAATTGCAGTCACTTATGGCTGATGCTTACGCAAAGGCAACAAACGTTGCAGTGCGTACAGCAATTCAGGCTGGAGCAACAGCAGACGGAACAACAATCACACTTCCATGGGACGGCGCAGAAATGGCTGGCTTTATTGCTCGCGCATCTGACTCTATCTACACAAACACACTTCGTTTTGCAACAGGTGTAATTGTTTCTCCAACACAATGGAGCAACATCATGGGCATGGTAGATTCTTCAAACCGTCCTCTATTTATCGCTTCACAGCCACAAAACGCAGCAGGTAACGTTTCGCAGTCACTTCGTGGATCACTCCTCGGACTCGACCTCTACGTTGACTACTCACTCACAGGTGTTGCAGACGGTTCAATCGTCGTTGTAAACCGTGAGTCATTCACATGGTTCGAATCAAGCCGCCTACAGCTTCGTGCTGACAAGGTTGGCACAGGCCAGGTTGAAGTTGGTTACTACGGTTACGGTGCAATCGCAACTAAGGTTCCATCAGCAGGCGGCGCATTCAAGTTCAATAACGCTGCATAAGTAATACCCTAAGTCGCTTGAGGGGGCTGCCAGAGCCCTTGCAGTCCCCTCAAGTCTTTAGAAAGGATCACAATGGCAATCACAAGCATTGCAACACTTAGAACCGCACTCGGAATTGGTACGCTCTACAGCGACTCAATTTTGACTGAGGTTGTAAATGCTGCCGATAATGTCTTGTTGCCCTTTCTATGGAAGAATGAAGTTCCAACGGTTGCCCATAGCAACGTGGGAACAGTAGGTACTCTCTACTTTAATCAGCCAATTCGCGACATATTTTATATTGGGCAATCCGTAACAATCACAGGTTCGGGCACTAAGTTCAATGGCAACAAAACAATCACGGCTGTTGGAGATTATTCATTTGATGTGACAACAACTCACACATCTGATAATCCTTATCACACCATTGCTCCTTATGGCATTGCAGCTGCTGAGACTTACACGGACTACACAACGGTTCCAGCAATTCAAGAAGCAAGCCTTATGATCTCAATTGACATCTGGCAAAGCCGTCAGGCACCATCTTCAGGTGGCGTAACAATGGACGGATACACTCCTTCTCCTTATCGCATGGGTAATACAATGATGGCCCGCGTTCGCGGATTACTTGCGCCATATCTCGACCCACGCAGCATGTGCGGTTAAAATGGCAGCCATTACAACTCTTCGCACAACAGTTGCGACCGCCCTTATTGATAACTCAAAATACTCAGTCTTTGCTTTTCCTCCAGCAACGCCAATTGCTAACAGTGTAGTTGTTGCTCCCTCTTCGGGCGACTACCTAGTCCCTAGCAATAACCAGTGGGCAACAGTTGGCCCGTTGGCTAATTTAGAGCTTCGACTCTATGTGCCTTTGCTAGACAATCAGGGCAATCTCAATGGCATCGAAGATATAATGGTTGCAGTGTTTAACAAGCTCGCAGCCTCAACACTTAGCTTTAATGTTGGCTCGGTCTCCAACGTCGGCTCAATCGAGACGGCTGCTGGAGACTTTCTTACGGCCAGCATTAACTTATCAATACTCACGGAATGGACATAACATGACCGATCTCGCTCAATGGGAAAAAGAAAACGCTGACTTCCTGACTAAAATCGGTCAGGTTGCTCCAGCTGTAGTAGCACCAAAACCAACAACTAAGAAGGAAGAGGAATAACCGATGGCAATTTTCTTAAACAATAAAGTAGGCTTTAAGATTGCCACAGTCAATCTTTCTGATCACGTCACAGCTTTCCAGCTTAACCGCGTTGTCGATAGTTTGGAAGTTACAGCGATGGGTGACACAGCTCACAAGTTCGTTGCTGGACTCTCAGCTGACACAATCACAGTGACGTTCTTGAACGACACAGCTGCTAACAACGTTCTTGCAACGCTTCAGGCTGCATACGGAACAACAGTTGCTTTCCAGGCAATTCAGAAATCAGACGTTGCTGTCGGAGCAGAGAACTTGCTCTATAGCGGTACAATTTTTGTGGACAATCTTACAGACATCAACGGCGCAGTCGGCGATGAAGCTATGATTGACATTACCTTTACATGCAATAGCAAGACTGCTACAGCATCAACAGGTACCTGGGCATAATCTAACAAACTAAAGGGGCTAAAGAATGGCAAAGCTAAAAGTAACAAAGGTAGATGGATCGGTAACAGAGTACGAGATAACGCCTTTGCTTGAATATTCATTCGAGCAATACGCAAAGAAGGGCTTTCACAAAGCTCTCATCGAGGATTCTATGCAGTCGCATATCTACTGGTTGTGTTTCGAGGCAAGCCGTCGCGCTGGGGAAATGCCAAAGCCTTTTGGCGATGGTTTCTTAGAAACACTCAAGTCTGTCGAGGTCTTAGAGTCTGACCCTTTAGTTTAAGGCTGGATCGGAACTCCGTAACATATCTTGCAACTCGCTTGAGTTACGAGTACGGAGTTCCGTTCCAATCCATTGTCGAACTATCGTCAGTGGCATTCAAGGCACACATACAAGTTCTCAAGGACTTAGCAAAGGAGCGTAACGATGGCAACAGAGGTAGTCGGCGCTCTAAATCTACGCAAAGCCCTTAACCAGTATGCTCCAGACCTTGCAAAAGAACTTACTAAAGAACTTGGCGATACGCTAAGACCAGTAGTGAAAGACGCAAGGGGCTTCGTTCCCGCAACATCACCGATGTCTGGATGGGCTCCTCGCTCTTTTTCTGAGGCTAACTTCCCTACTTACAACGCGTCTGTTATTAAGTCAGGCATTGTATTTAAGACAAGTCCTAGCAAGCCTAATAAGCATGGCTTTGTCAATACAGTCAGAATCCAAAACAAATCTATGATCGGTGCAATTTACGAGACAGCTGGCCGAAAGAATGGCCAAGGCCAGGATTGGGTTGGCCCTAAAGCCGGTGGGCTTTCTAAAGGAGTCTCTCGCTCCAACAACCCTTACGCGGGCAATCAGTTTATCTCTAACCTTGGCCAGCTTTATGGTTCAGGAAGCAAGAACAACAGCTACATGATGGGCCGTCTTATCTTTAGAGCCTGGGCTAAGACTCAAGGCAAAGCCAATCTTGCTGTCATTAGATCCATTGAAAACACAACTAAGAAGTTTAACAAACGAGCAGAGCTTGTCGATTTGAGGAGAGCAGCATGAGTAATGTAGCCATTAACATCCTGGCAGAATTTACCGGCGTTGCAGCTTTTAAGAAAGCCGATAGCTCTGTCACTAAGCTAAACAAAACGGTAAAGAATCTTGCTGGCACTTTAGGCGTTGCATTCGGTACAGCGGCAGTTGTTCGATTTGGTAAGGCAGCCGCTAACGCTTTTATTCAGGATCAGAAAGAAGCAACCAGGCTTGCTACCGCTGTAAAGAATCTAGGGCTACAGTTCTCAAACCCTGCAATCAACCAGTACATCGACAGCCTCTCAAAGTCCTCGGCCGTCACAGACAGTGAGCTTCGTCCGGCGTTTCAGGCTTTGCTTACAACCACCGGCTCACTTACTGAAAGCCAAAAACTTCTTTCTCAGGCCATCGACGTTTCAGCCGGCAGCGGGATCGATTTGGCTACGGTTTCAAATGACCTTGCACAAGCCTTTGTGGGCAATACTAAGGGACTCAAGAAGTACAACCTAGGGCTTACTCAGGTTGAGTTAAAGACAGCTTCATTTGCTACTATCCAAAAAGAATTAAACGACCAGTACAAGGGAGCTAATGCTGCCTACCTAGCAACATATGCAGGAAAGATGCAGCTACTTGGCACAGCGGCAGGCGAAGCATCCGAAACTATTGGCGGGGCGCTTATCGACTCCATCATGCTACTTAGCGGCTCAAAAGGCATTGATGATTTGATCACTAAGATTGATAGCCTTGCAGATAAGACTGTCGGATTTATCGATAGATTCTCTGAAGGTCTAGCTATTATCAATGCCATTAAGAACAGCAACCTTGGCAACATGGCCAAGAACATCCAGGCTGTGCAGGTCGAGGCTTACAACGCTCGCCTTCGCCGTAACGCTGGCAAAGCCTTTGAGGGTGTCAATATCCCTAAGTCTAACAAACAGATTGCTGCCGAGAAGAAGGCTGCTGCCGATGCAGCCAAGCGAGCTAAAGACATAGCGGCTGCTCAAGAAAAGCAGACAAAAGAATTGAAGAAGCAAGCGGCTTTGAAGAAGGCTGGCACAGTATTTGACCTTCAGCAGATTGGCATTGTTGCCGCACTTAAAGGCAAGATCACTGAGGACGAGAAGATTCGCCTACAGGCACAGCTTGCCATCCTTAACGATAATGATGTCCTTGCTTCTAGCCTTACTAAGCAAATCCTTATGGCTCAAGACGAGTCAGGCAAGCTCTATCAGTTCTTTCTTTCTATCGGTGACACAAAGATTAAGAATCCTTTTGCTTTCCTTGATGAATGGATTATCAAGTTTCAGGACAAGCTCAACAACATTAAGTTTCCTACCCCTCCAACTTACGGCGCTATCCCTGGCTTTACTCCGGACACCGTTTATCCTCAAGGGCCACGCCCAGGCGACCCAGGATTTATCGGCCCAGTCCCAGTAATCCCATCAACAAACGTTTCTCCATTGCCATCAACATCTGCAATGGGCTATGCGGGCGCAGGATCAACAGCTATGGCAGAGCGTCAGCAATACATTGAGCTAAAGATTACAGGCGACGGAGATCTCACAAACAGCATTGCCAAGAACCTTATGCAGCAGAGCCTTTCTACTGGAAACCAGACATACGTTAATCGTCGCACAGGTGGCTTTGAGTGAGCCTACCTGCACAAATAGCGGTCAGCTTTGACTTCTCCGGCGGTGCAACATTTTCGGCAGGATTCGTCATTGGTTCTCCCGATAACGGAGTTATTGGAGTAAACCGATTTGGTTCCTCTGACGTGGTTATACCGACAGTTGATTTGACTCCTAACGTATATTCCATCTCAATCCGGCGTGGGCGTAACATTATGAAGGACACCTACGAAGCTGGCACAGCTATTGTTCGCGTACTCGATCCTCAAGGTTTCTTCAATCCCCAGTCAGTTACCTCGCCCTACTATCCTTATCTAACTCCTTTGCGCAAGCTCCGCATTTCAGCAACTACAGATACAGCCGAACACTTCCTCTTCAGCGGATATGTAAATGACTATCGTTATTTTTTCCCTGTAGGACAAGAAACGGCTTATGTCGATATCATGTGTACCGACGGCTACCGCCTTCTACAGATGGCTAACGTCGGAACTATTGCAGACACCCCAGCAGGACAAGACACTGGCACACGCATTGGCAAGATTCTTGATGACGTTCAATTCCCAGCAAGCATGCGCTCTATCGCAACAGGCGTAACCACTTGCGTAGCTGATCCTGCAACTATCCGCACAACATTAGAAGCAATTAAGAACGCAGAGTTCTCAGAAGGTTTAGGCGCGTTCTACATGAGTCCAGACGGCACAGCCGTGTTCAAATCTCGCAGCGATGTAGCTGCAACCCTAGGCGAAACCGCTACTGAGTTTGACCAGACAACAGGTATCCCGTACAAGAACCTCAAGTACGCCTTCGATGACAAGCTAATCATTAACGATGTCAGGTTTAATCGCGTAGGCGGTACAGCCCAGAACGTCTTTAGCCAGACTTCTATTGATAAATACTTCCCACATGGCTTGACTCAAGAGAACCTCATCGCTGAGACAGACACCATCGTGGCTGGCATTGCCGGCAACTACGTCAATACTCGTAAAGAGACCACTATCCGCATTGACGAGATGACCGTTGATTTGCTAGACCCAGCAGTACCAACCGACACAATGATTGGCTTGGACTACTTCGACAACCTCAAGATTACGAACGTCACACAAGAAGGTTCGGAAATACAGAAAACCCTGCAAGCGCAAGGCTTTGCATGGGACATAACCCCAAACAAGATGACAGTCTCAATCACAACTCTTGAGCCTATCCTCGATGCTTTCATCATTGGGAGCAGCACATACGGTATAATCGGACAATCTACATTGAGCTACTAGGAGCAACATGGCAACCTTTCCAGTCACCACAGGCGACGTA